ACACAAATTGATAAATCAACTTCTCCATATGAGAAAGAAAAATTGCAAGAACGTTTAGCCAAATTTATTGGTGGTGTAGCAGTTGTTCATGTAGGTGGATTTACTGAAGCTGAAATGCGTGAAAAGAAAGATCGTGTTGATGATGCTTTACAAGCAACAAAAGCTGCTCTTGAAGAAGGTATCGTACCAGGTGGTGGTTCTGTATTACTACATGCTCGTACTAATATCAATGTTGAAGATATTGGTTCACAAATCGTTTATAATGCTTGTGCTGCTCCGTTTAAGAAAATTTTAGCAAATGCTGGTTATGAGCAAGAAGATATTTACAATGCTATCAATGCTGTAACAGGAGGTGATTATTGGTACGGTTGGGATTTGAAAACAGAAGATTTTGTTGATATGAGAGATGCTGGTATTATTGATCCTTCAAAAGTAACTCGTACAGCACTTGAAAATGCAGCATCAGTAGCAGGTACTATTTTATTGACAGAAGCCGTTGTAGTTGACAAGCCAGAAGAAAAGAAAGGTGATGATGGGCTTGGAGGTATGATGGGAATGATGTAAATTAACGATTATGCAGGACGCAGTAGGTCTTATAGGTAAATCGATTCAAATTAAAGAAGTTAATTATCGAATCAAAGAGTTCTATTTTGTACCGGGAACTAACTATTTGTATGTTGGTTTGATGAAATCTGATTACGTAACAGTAAATTGGAGATATGAAGACCTACTGCCTTACCTGATTGAACAAATTAAGTTATGAATAAAACAGTAGCAATCCAAGAACAATTAATTGAAATAGGACAACGTGTTCCACCTGGTGATCAGTGGAATATGGAAGGTGTTGTTAACACACAAAAAACATTAACTGATGCTTTAGAAGCATGGTTTCAAGTAACAACAGTTAAACCTAAAGCATTTCGTTTAGATTTGGCTCAAGGTAAAATTTTTGCTATATTACCTGAGGAAGTAGAAATACAAGAACCAGAACCTAAAAAATATTCAATTTACGGAGATTATGAGTTTTAAACAACATACACTTTGGGTTGAAAAATACCGCTCTAATACTTTAGCTAATTATGTTGGTAATGAAAATATCAAACAAACAGTTCAAAAGTATTTAGATCAAAATGATATTCAAAACTTTTTATTTTATGGACCTGCTGGTACTGGTAAAACTACTTTAGCAAAACTTATTGTTAACAATCTAGATTGTGATTATCTTTATATTAATGCAAGTGATGAAAGAGGTATTGACACAATTAGAGATAAAGTATCTGGTTTTGCTTCGGCTGCCTCATTTAAACCCCTTAAAGTAGTTATTTTAGATGAAGCCGATTTTATCACAATTCAGGGTCAAGCAGCTCTTAGAAATGTAATTGAGACTTATTCTCGTACTACAAGATTTATTTTAACTTGTAATTTTGTTGAGCGTATTATCGATCCTCTCCAATCACGTTGCCAGGTACTTAAAATTGTACCTCCCTCTAAAAATGATATTGCTAAACACGTTTTCAATATTTTAAAACAAGAAGAAACAGAAATCGAATTAGAGGATCTAAAACTAGTAGTTAATCAGTTTTATCCTGATGTTCGTAAGATACTTAATACTCTACAAATGGGTGCTAATGACGGACAGATAGTTGTCGATAAAACTATATTAGTGTCTAGTAACTATAAAAACCAAATACTCAATGAGCTATGTAAACCAAGTCAAAAATCATTTAATAACATTAGACAAATTATAGCTGATGCTGGTGTAAGTGATTTTGAGGACATGTTTCGATACTTATACGACAATGTGGAAAAATATGCTCCATTAAGTGTAGGTGAGGTAGTAATTTATATTGAAGAATATCAATATCACTCTAATTTTAGAATTGATAAAGAAATTAATACAATGGCTTTGATATCTAGAATCTTGTCATTAATTTCAAGTAAAAGAGTTATATGAAAAAATTTATCCTATTTTTCATAATGTGGATAGCTAGTAATTTATCTATTCCCTTTTGGATGGTAGGTCATGTTCATTTAACTATGAACGTGTATGAAGATATAAAAGAAATAGTAGCTTCATTTGGTATGAATTTACTAGTGGCTGCTGGGTTTTATTTAGAATGGAAAAAACACAAAGAAAATGAACAATAATAAACAACAATTAAACATTAACATTGACATTAAAAACACTCAACCTGTTGTGTCAGAGGACGGAAATCAAGTATTTGCTGAAGGTGTTATCCTTCGTAAAGTATCTCGTTTTGTAACTGGAACTCAAGAAGATGGAATCATTCCTGTACCTTGTTTTTATGATGTAAAAACTGGAAAGGTGTTAGTTGATTTGCTTCCTAAGGAACTTAAGGAAATGTTCCAAGATGACAATATTTGATTGGCTAAAAGAAGTAACAACAACTAAAAAACCTTGGTCGTCTTTTACAGAAGATCAACAAGAATCGTTCAATTCTTACATGGTTCATCGGTTTGTTAGTATGTATGAAGGATACACTGAGGTTGCAAATTACGGCCAAAGAATCCCCTATCCTGAGAAAGAAAAAACTTATAAATACTACTGCCATATGTTACCTAAAAAGAATGTCTTCCTCAAGTACGTGAAAAGTTCACGTAAAAAGCCAAGTGAAAAATTATTACATCACATTGCTGACCATTATACTATTTCATTAGGAGAGGCAGAGGATTATATTTATATTCTTAAAAAAGAAGGAATAGAAATGATTCTTGAAAGAGCAGGTATTGATGACAAAGAAATTAAAAAGTTATTAAAAGAAGTACAATGAGAAATAAAATTTTAGCAGCAGTTAAATCACATGCTCAAGGTCATATTGACAAACATTTAGCAAACATTGAAGTTTACCTTAACAATCCTGTTGGGGTTGGAGAACATCCCGATATCCTTGAAGCGATTGAACAAGAACTTAAAATTGTAGCCGAATACCAAGACCAATTAGATATTATCGACAAATATTTTCCAATATAAGTTATGACAAAAAACAGTGAAATTTATGGGATTAGACATGATGTAAAATCCCGTACAATACTATCAACAGATTCAGTTGTAGATTCAGTTATTGATGAACATATCAAAAGGGCCCAAATGGGCAAAGAAAAATACAACAATACTCTAGATAGAACTGACTTATCAGTATTGGATTATTTACAACATGCTAAAGAAGAAGCAATGGATTTAGCTCTATACCTAGAGAAAACAATCCAGATGCTTAAAGGTAAAAAATAGTTTTGGGAAAAAAGAAGAAAATACCTTCCATAGTAAAACAAATCCAAAAACATACACTTAAAGAAATTAATTACGCTGTAGAAAAACAAATTTCCTATAGCCAAGTGTCTATGTTTTTGAATTGTCCACATAAGTGGAGTTTACAATATAGAGACGGATATTACACATCCGAATCCTCTATTCATATGACATTCGGAACTGCTTTACACGAGGCATTACAACATTATATAACAACTATATACAATGAAAGTGGTGCTGCCGCTGACCGAATTGATTTAGAGGAATATTTTGAGGAACGTTTTAGAGAAACTTACCAAAAAGACTATAAATCAAATAAAAAAGTACATTTTTCTAATCCTGTTGAAATGAGAGAATTTTATGAAGACGGATTAGCAATTTTAAATTTTGTTAAGAAAAAACGAGGTGGTTATTTTGGTAAGCGAGGTTGGTATTTGGTTGGTTGTGAGGTTCCTATTTTATTGAACCCGCACCCTGAATTTAGAACTATTTTATATAAGGGCTACTTGGATGTTGTTTTGTATCATGAAGCAACTAACACTTTTAAAATTTTAGATATCAAAACATCTAAAAGTGGATGGGATGATAAAACTAAAAAAGATGAAACAAAACAACTCCAATTAGTTCTATATAAAAAATACTATAGCCAACAATTTGGAGTACCCGAAGATAATATTGAAGTAGAATTCTTTATCGTAAAGAGAAAAATCTGGGAAGAATCCCCATTTCCAATCTCTAGAATACAAGAATTTAGACCAGCAAGTGGTAAAG